CTCAGAAGATGTTGCGCCAACGACAGATACTACAAAACAAAGCGGCATAACATTTGAGAATTCATCATCGCCTGTGTATTTAGATATTACATATACGCCTGCCTCTACTGGGTATGGTAATAATGTAAACGGCGTTGGCTCTTCAAGCATTGCAAATGTTATTGGTGTGGCCACAGCGAGTATTGCAAATGTTAATGGCGCAACATAAATAAAAAATAACTATCTTTACAAATAACTTTTAAAACAAAAACAAATGACAACTTTTGAATGGAACTGCTTAACAGTAGATACATACCCAACTTCTGAAGATAACACAGACGTAGTATACAATGTACACTGGCGAGTAACTGGAACATCTGATCAAACAGACGCAGACGGAAATGCTTACACTGCTACAAGTATTGGAACTCAAACTTTAAGTACAGATGATATTACAGACTTTGTAGAGTTTGCTGATTTAGACAATGCAACTGTAAAAGGCTGGGTTAAAGCTGAAATGGGTACTGACGCTGTTACAGAAATCGAAAACGGTATTAATAACCAAATTGACGAGCAAATTACACCAACAAGTGTTACAAAAACCATTGGCGCTTAAGAATAATTAGTAATATTCTTAAAAAACAAGTGATTAATTAAATATACTTAAATCAAATCAATTATGAGTACAGAAAAAAAATTAACAGAAGAGCAATTAACTAAATTGCAAAGTTTTGTAAATGTGATTAACCAAGCTCAAGGTGAGCTAGGGGGCATGGAAGTGCGTAAGCACCAATTACTCCACCAAGTAGGTAAAACACAAGAAGATTTTGCAGCGTTCCAACAAGAGCTAGAAGACGAATACGGGAAAGTTTCAATCAGCATTGAAGACGGAAGTCTAAAACCACTTGAAGAAGAAACTGATGAAGCTAATTCGGAAGATTAGTATAGGTAAAGATTATAAAACAGATGCCATGCATTACTCCGTAGGCCAAGAGGTTTACGGAGGGCATGTCATTTGTAATATAATTGAGGAAGAAGAAAAGTATTCCATATACATAGAAAAAAACAAAGAGGTAATTCTTTGGAAAGACTTTAACAAAAACATGGGAATCTCAGTTGAATATAACTTAGATTATTAATGAAAAGTCCATATTGTTATATAGTTAAACCAAAGGCTGAACGATCTTCTGCTAAAAAAAATATTGAAGGAAAAGAGTTAATATTAAACACAGAGCTTCAGAATTATCAATATGTTAGCAGACACGGTGTTGTAATAGACACACCGCTTGTAGGTGTTACTCCTGTAGTTTCAGGTGACGAGATTATTGTGCACCATAATGTATTTAGAAGATTTTATGATGTAAGGGGTAACGAAAAAAATAGCAAAAGCTATTTTAAGGAAAACATGTTTTTAGTGGACACAGACCAAATATTTGCTTATAAAAGCAAAGACGAATTGTGGAAACCTATGGATGGTTTTTATTTTGTAAAGCCATTAAAAAACAAAGACATGTTTTCTTCAGACAAAGAAATGCCACTTAAAGGCATTATTAAATATGGCGACTCTGAAATCCCCGCCGGCACACTAGTTGGGTTTAGCCCTCGCTCCGAATACGAATTTATTATTGGCGGAGAAAGATTATACCGTGTGCAAAAAAAATACATTACAATTAAATATGAATATCAAGGAGACGAAGAAGAGTATAATCCGAGCTGGACACAAAGCAGTTGACGAGCTTATTAAAGTAGCTGAAGAAAAAATCATTACTAATACAGAAGATGATGTATCTGCAGACAGACTTAAAAATGCCGCGGCAACAAAGAAGCTAGCCATATTTGATGCGTTCGAAATACTTAACCGTATACAAGAAGAAGAACGTGTATTAGATAACAAACCTAAAGAAGATAAACCTAAAACATTTTCAGGGTTTGCAGAAAGAAGATCTAAATAATGTACGAGCAAACGTTATATAAGATTGTAGAACCCGTAAAAAACACTACGAAGCATCGATTAAATAAATCAAAACGCTGGGAGTACGGCTACAATAAAGATCACGACATTGTTGTTATAAGTAAGACAGGTCAGATAGGAGATATATACGAGATACAAGGCTTGTGTATAGCATTGCCGCCAGCACCCAAAAGGTTGGCCAAAGGCGAAAACAAATGGGTTGCACAGGACTATCCTAAGGAGCTTAAAAATATCAAGACTATATTCGACTGGAAAGAATATCCGGATGAATTTAAAGAGACCTGGAGCGATTATATAGACGAAGAATTTAATAGAAGAGATGAAGGACATTGGTTTTATAATAAAAATGTTCCAACTTATATCACTGGCACTCATTACATGTACTTGCAGTGGTCCAAAATTGATGTTGGGAAGCCAGACTTTAGGGAAGCAAACAGATTATTCTTTATATTCTGGGAGGCTTGCAAGGCAGACATCAGGTGCTATGGAATGTGTTATCTTAAAAACAGGCGTTCAGGATTTAGCTTTATGGCCTCAGGCGAGACCGTTAATATGGCAACAATTTCAAGTGACTCAAGATTCGGTATATTATCTAAGTCAGGACAAGATGCTAAAAAAATGTTCACAGACAAAGTGGTACCAATATCGGTTAACTATCCTTTCTTCTTTAAACCAATACAAGACGGTATGGACCGTCCGAAAACAGAACTAGCATATAGGGTTCCTGCGTCTAAGTTAACACGTAAATCTATACAAGCAAAAGATCAGCGCCAACAGCTCGAAGGCCTTGATACGACTATAGATTGGAAAAATACAGGTGATAATAGTTATGACGGTGAAAAGCTAAAACTATTAGTACACGATGAAAGCGGTAAGTGGGAAAGACCAGATAATATATTAAACAACTGGCGTGTAACAAAAACAACGTTACGTTTAGGATCAAGAATTATCGGTAAGTGTATGATGGGTTCGACCAGTAATGCGCTTGACAAAGGTGGTGAAAATTTTAAAAAGCTGTATTATGATTCAGACGTTACCAAACGAAACGCCAACGGACAGACTCGCTCGGGATTATATTCTTTGTTCATACCTATGGAATGGAACTACGAAGGATTCATTGATACTTATGGAATACCTGTATTCGACACACCGGACAAACCTGTCGAAGCACCAGACAGCACATTAATTGATGTTGGTGTTGTTGATTATTGGCAAAACGAAGTAAACGGTTTAAAAGGCGATCCTGAAGGGTTAAACGAATTTTATCGCCAATTCCCTCGTACTGAGGAACATGCGTTTAGAGACGAAGCAAAAAATAGTATATTTAACTTAGTTAAAATACACCAGCAAATAGATTATAACGGTGATAGCGTGCACAATGCACCAATTACTCGCGGTAGTTTTCAATGGCAAAATGGCATTAAAGACACAAAAGTATTATTCACGCCAAATCCGCAAGGGCGGTTTAATATAAGCTGGGTGCCTGATGCGGCATTGCAAAACAGACAAACAGTTAAAAAAGGTATAAAGTTTCCAGGTAATGAACATATGGGTGCATTTGGATGTGACTCATATGATATATCAGGAACAGTTGGCGGTAACGGATCTAAAGGTGCATTGCACGGACTAACTACATTTAGTATGGAAAACGCTCCGGCAAATACATTCTTTTTAGAATATATAGCGCGCCCACAAACAGCAGAAATGTTTTTTGAAGATGTACTTATGGCATTAGTATTTTACGGTATGCCGCTGCTTGCTGAAAATAACAAACCAAGATTATTATATTATTTAAAGCGCAGAGGTTACCGCGGCTATTCAATGAACAGACCAGATAAAATATGGAATAAGTTATCTGTAGCTGAAAAAGAAATAGGCGGTATACCTAACTCAAGTGAAGACATTAAACAGGCACACGCTGCCGCAATTGAATCATATATTGAAAAACACGTTGGATTAAATGAAGATGGCACATATGGTAGTATGTATTTTAATCAAACATTAAACGACTGGGCAAGGTTCAACATTAATAATAGAACAAAGTTTGATGCCGCAATAAGTTCAGGACTTGCTATTATGGCATGCAATAGACACTTATACAGACCAGTCGCAGAAAAACAGACGCAGACATTGAATATAAATTTAGGCCGATATAATAATAAAGGCGCAAGATCACAAATAATAGAAAATTATGGCTGAACCAGTTGTAAAAAGTTATTTTCCTAGTCAGATTGCAAGTGACTTAGAGAAAATTACACCAGAGTACGGACTCAAGGTGGCTAAAGCTATAGAGCACGAATGGTTTAAAAGAGACTCTGGTACAAACCGGTATTATAATAACCAAAACACTTTTCACAGAAGAAGGCTATATGCCCGCGGTGAACAATCAATACAAAAGTATAAAGATGAATTATCTATCAATGGTGATTTGTCATATCTTAATTTAGATTGGAAGCCCGTACCTATTATCCCTAAGTTTGTAGATATTGTTGTAAATGGTATGTCAAATAGAACATTTGATATTAAAGCATTTTCACAAGATCCATATGGTATTAGTAAAAGAACTGAATATATGGAATCAATTATGCGCGATATGCAAACGCGTGAATTAAATGATTACGTATTAAATGAGTTTGGTCTTAATTTATATGAAAATAAAAAAGAGGAATTACCTGACTCTCAGGAAGAGCTAGAGCTTCATATGCAACTAAGCTACAAGCAGGCCGCGGAAATTGCACAAGAGCAAGCAATTAATACAATACTAGAGGGTAATAATTATGATTTAACCCGACGCCGTTTAATGTACGATTTGGTTACAATTGGAATGGCATGTGTTAAAAATAACTTTTCTACCTCAGAGGGCGTAACAGTAGAATATGTAGATCCTGCTGATATTATATATTCATATACTGATTCGCCTTATTTTGATGACATTTATTATGTTGGTGAAATTAAAACAATACCAATAAACGAATTAAAGAAAAAATTCCCTGAGCTATCAAATGATGACTTAGAAGAAATTACAAAACAAGGTATTCAAAATACTGATTTTTACCATAGAACAATGGATGAGACGAATAACATCGACTCAAACTCTGTTCAAATATTATACTTCAATTATAAAACATATATGAATGAAGTATATAAAATAAAAGAAACCGCAACCGGTGCATCAAAAATATTAATTAAAGATGATCAGTTTAATCCGCCTACAGATGTATTAGATGGTAACTTTGAAAAAGTATCGCGATCATTAGAAGTATTATACGAAGGCGCTTTAGTATTAGGAACTAATACATTATTAAAATGGGGCATGGCTGAAAATATGATGCGCCCTAAAAGTGATCATACTAAGGTTAAAATGAACTATAGTATTGTTGCGCCAAGAATGTATAAAGGTCGTATTGAGTCATTGGTAAGCCGCATTGAAGGTTTTGCTGATATGATTCAATTAACGCACTTAAAGCTACAACAAGTATTATCTCGTATGGTACCAGATGGGGTTTATCTTGATGCTGACGGGCTAGCCGAGATTGACCTAGGTAATGGAACAAATTATAATCCGCAAGAGGCATTAAATATGTTCTTCCAAACTGGTTCTGTTATCGGACGTTCTTTTACCTCAACAGGTGATATGAATCCTGGCAAAATGCCAATTCAAGAACTTGCAAGTGGTAGTGGTAATAATAAAATACAATCGCTTATTGCATCGTATAATTATTATTTGCAAATGATTCGTGATGTGACGGGTCTTAATGAAGCGAGAGACGGGAGTACACCTGATAAAAATGCATTAGTTGGTGTACAAAAGCTAGCGGCTGCAAATTCAAACACAGCTACGCGTCATATATTACAAGCGGGATTATTTTTAACAGCTGAAACTGCAGAATGCTTAAGTCTGCGTATATCAGATATATTAGAATATTCACCAACACGAGAAGCATTTATTCAAAGCGTAGGTGTTCATAATGTTGCTACATTAAGCGAAATGGTTAATCTTCATTTATATGACTTTGGTATATTCCTTGAATTAGCCCCTGATGATGAAGAAAAGCAATTGCTAGAAAATAATATACAAATGGCATTGTCTAATGGTCTTATTGAATTAGGCGATGCTATTGATTTGCGAGAAATTAAAAATATTAAGCTGGCCAACCAATTATTGAAGCTGCGGCGTGGCAAAAAACTTGAAAGAGATCAAGCTGCTCAACAAGCAAATATTCAAGCTCAAGCAGAAGCAAATGCACAGTCGCAACAAGTTGCAGCCCAGGCTGAAGTACAAAAGCAACAAGCGCTACAGCAATTAAATCTTCAAATTGAACAAGCTAAAGCCCAGTTAGATCAACAAAAGCTAATGCAAGAAGCTGAAGTTAAAAAAGAATTAATGAAGCTTGAATTTCAAATGAACATGCAGCTTAAAAATATGGAAGCTGAGGTTTATAAAAGCAAAGAAGGATTTAAAGAAGACCGCAAGGACGAGCGTGTAGATAAACAAGCATCTCGCCAAAGCGAACTTATTGACCAAAGACAAAACAATACTGGTCCAAAAAACTTTGAGTCAGCCGGCAATGATGTGCTGGGTGGCTTTGACTTAGGTTCTTTCGAACCTAGGTAATATAATAAGTGTATAATTATATAATATTTTATCATGAACGAAGAAGAAAACAAGGTTGTTGAAGCCGTTGAAGAAACGACTCCGCAAACCGAAGAAACAACACCTGCGGTTGAAGACGACGGTGTTATTAAAGTAGACTTAAGAAATTTAAATCAAGAGCAAGAAGATGCCGTTCCAGAGCAAGAAACAAATGCAAGCGATGATACTGTCGGAGAATCCGAAGACAAGGAAAGTAGCGAAGCAGTGGTTGAAGAAGTACGGGAGCCCAGCGAAGAAGAGCAGCCCGTACAAGCAGAAGAGCAATCCGTTCTTGAAGAAATAACTGAAGAGGAGGTACAGGAACAAACAGCTGAATTAGCGGACGAAGTTGAAGAAGCAATTACTGAACAACAAGAAAGCGGAATTGAGCTACCTGAAAACATTCAAAAAGTTGTTGATTTTATAAATGATACTGGTGGCACTTTAGAAGACTATGTGCGTTTAAATCAAGATTATTCGCAGCTAGCTGAAAATCAGTTACTTGTTGAGTATTATAAGCAGTCTAAGCCGCATCTTACTGATGAGGAGATTAGCTTTCTTATTGAAGACAAGTTTGATTATAACGAAGACATAGACGAAGAGCGTGATATTAAGCGTAAGAAACTTGCATTTAAAGAAGAGCTTGCCCAAGCTAAAAGCCATTTAGAAAATCAAAAATCTAAATATTACGAAGAAATTAAAGCTGGTTCAAGGTTAACGCCTGACCAGCAGAAAGCAGTTGATTTTTTCAACCGCTATAATAAAGAAAACGAGGAGGTCACTCGCGCTGCAGAACAGCAAAAAAAGACGTTCTTAAAAAGAACGGATGAAGTATTTTCAAATGAGTTCAAAGGTTTTGAATATAATGTTGGAGATAAAAGATACCGTTTTAATGTTAAGGATGCTTCTGAGGTAAAGAATACGCAGTCTGATATTAATAATTTTGTCAAAAAGTTTTTGGATGAAAACAATAATATGAAAGACGCTAAAGGTTACCACAAATCGCTATTTACTGCAATGAATGCGGACGCTATTGCAAATCACTTTTATGAACAAGGCAAAGCTGATGCGCTTAAAGATAGTATTGCGCGATCCAAAAATGTAAATATGGATCCGCGTAAATCTCATGAGCCCGTCGCAGATGTTAAAGGATTTAAAGTGCGAACAATTAGTGGTGATGACTCTTCTCGCTTAAAAGTGAAAATTAGAAAATAACAAATTAAAATTTAAAAACTATGAGTTTTGCAACTGGGGGAGCATTCCCCGCTGGGTTAACACCCTCACCAACTAAAACGTTGTTCGACAAAAACTATTTAGCTATCGGAGACAACGATTTTAACTTTACTAAGCAATTCTTGCCAGAAGTATATGAAAAAGAAGTAGAGCGTTACGGAAATCGTTCTATCTCTTCTTTCTTGCGTATGGTAGGAGCTGAAATGCCAATGGCTTCTGACGAAGTTGTATGGTCAGAACAAGGACGTCTACACGTTGCTTATGATGATGCTAAAATTGCTACAGTAAATACTAATACTGACAACACAGTAAACATTACTGGACACGCAATCCGCGCTAACCAAACTATCATTGTTGCTAATGGTTTTGTAACTGTTCGCGCCTTTGTTAAGTCGGTTGCCACGGACAGCATCGAAGCTTACCCACTAGATTCGGATACTTGGCCAGCAGATTTTGTTGCCGTTGGAACAAACCCAGACCTTAAAGTATTTGTTTATGGTTCTGAATTTGGAAAAGGTTCAGCTGGTATGCAAGGATCAATTGACGCCGGTTTCCAAAAATTCTCTAACAGCCCAATTATTATGAAAGATAAATATTCAATCAACGGTAGTGATACTGCACAGATTGGATGGGTTGAAGTAACTAGCGAAATGGGAACTTCAGGATATCTATGGTACCTAAAGTCTGAGCACGAAACTCGTCTTCGTTTTGAAGATTATCTTGAAATGACTATGGTAGAAGCTGAAAAAGTAACAGCATCTACTGACATTGTAGACGCAAATTCACAAACAGTACGTGGTACTGAAGGTCTTTTTGCTGCTATTGAGTCACGAGGATTGATTTTCAACGATCACGATTTTGATAACACAACTGGACTTACTGGTCTTGCTGAGTTTGACTTAATCTTAGCTGAGCTTGATAAGCAAGGTGCTATTGAAGAAAACATGCTTTTCTTAGATCGTGGTACTTCATTGGCTATCGATAATATGCTGGCACGTGCTAATTCTTACGGAACTGGTGGTACTTCTTACGGGGTATTCAACAACAGTGAGGATATGGCTCTTAACTTAGGATTTAGCGGATTCCGTCGTGGATCTTATGATTTCTACAAAACTGACTGGAAATACTTGAACGACGCTGCTACTCGCGGTCTTACCGCTGATATCGACGGTGTTCTTGTACCAGCTGGTGTATCTACTGTTTACGATCAAACATTAGGTAAAAACATCCAACGTCCTTTCCTACACGTTCGTTATAGAGCTTCTGAAGCTGACGATCGTCGTATGAAGTCTTGGATCACTGGTTCAGTTGGAGGAAATTATACTTCTGACATCGACGAAATGAACGTACACATGCTTTCTGAGCGTTGTCTGTGTGTTCAAGGTGCTAACAACTTCGTATTATTGAAGGACACTGCTAGCTAATATTTATTTAGTAGGATTACCCCTGATGTAATGTCGGGGGTAACTCTTACTTTTATTAACTATTTAATTTTATTATATCATGGCAACTAAAAAAACAGGTGCAAAAAAGCCTGCACCAAAAGTACAGGAAGTTGTAGAGCAAAAAGTTGTTGCTCCATCACCTAAGGCTGTTGAGCCTAAAAAACCAGAATGGGAATTTAAAGATAGAACATATTATTTAATTAGTAGAAAACAACCGCTAATTATGACAGTCCCATCTAAACATTCTCAAAAGCGATCTTTATTATGGTTCGATCCAGAAAAAGGTTATCAAAGAGAATTACGTTATGCAACAAATCAACCTAGCCCATTTGTAGATGAACAAGAAGGGCCGGTGACATTAGAGCATGTCGTATTTAGAAATGGATCATTAACAGTGCCCGCGCAAAAAGTGGCATTGCAAAAATTACTTTCATTATATCATCCGCTAAAAGATAAATTGTATACAGAATTTAATGCTGTAGCAAATGCAGAAGATGATCTTGATAAAATAGAACTCGAGCTGGAAGCTTTAAATTTAGCTTCGTCGTTAGACATAGATGAATTAGAAGCTATTCTTCGAGTTGAATTTGGATCCAAAGTTTCAAATATGACTTCAAAAGAAATTAAGCGCGATGCTCTTATATATGCCAAACGGCAGCCAGCAACATTTATTGATCTTGCAAAAGACGAAAATGTTCAGCTACGTAATTTTGGTGTAAAAGCTGTTGAACAAGGATTTATTTCGTTATCACAAGATCAACGTTATTTTGCTTGGGCATCAACAGATAGAAAACTATTTACAATTCCATTTGATGAAAACCCATATTCAGCACTAGCTGCTTGGTTTAAAACAGATGAAGGCGTAGAAGTTTATCATAATTTAGAAAAAAGACTTAAATAGTCACCTTTATAGTAATGGGCTACTGTAAAAGGTGGCCCATTATTATAATAATAAAAAGCATTATGGCAATAAGCGTAGATACAGTATATCAAAGAGTACTTGCAATCTTAAACAAAGAGCAAAGAGGTTATTTAACGCCGCAAGAATTTAACTTATTTGCCAACCAGGCTCAAAGAGATATTTTTGAGCAATACTTTTATGACATTAATCAGTTTGGCCGTTTACACGGGAATGATACAGAATATTCTGATATGCTTAACATACTTAATGAAAAGATTAGCGTATTTGAGAAAGAAGGCACCGTTACAAGTGGCACAACACTTCCAACTGACTTATACCGCTTAGGAACAATAAAAGTGTCTTATACGGATCCTATTACGTCCGCAACGAAAATAGCCGAAGCAGAGCGAGTAAATAAAAATGAATATTTATATTTATCACTATCTCCGCTAGCTAGGCCAACAGTTAGCCGCCCTATATATATTAGAGATACTGATGGCGTTGAAGTGTACGGGCCTGCCCAATTAACTACCGGTATAACATGTAATTATATAAAGATACCAACCGATGCAGAATGGAACTATACCATGGTATTAGGCGTTGCTCAATACAATGCATCAACTTCAACTGATTTTGAACTACACGAATCCGAAGAGCCAGAGCTTGTGGAAAAAATATTGGAACTATCTGGGATGTTACTTAAAGATCCAGGTGTATACCAAATAGCTAATCAAGAAGAGCTTGAAAGAATTCAACAAGAAAAAGCATAATAGATGGCATTATTTACAGGAACTCAACAACAATATTATGAAGGTAGTGACCACGGTAATTATCAATTCATATATTTAGACGATATTATTACCAATTTTATTATTGCTTATGTTGGTGAAGATAAAATTATATCTAAAATAAAAAGAACTGACGTAGCTTTTCACGCGCAACGCGCTATGCAGGAATTAAGCTATGATACTGCTCGTTCTGAAAAATCACAAGAAATAGAGGTTCCGCCTAGCTTGCAAATGATTTTGCCGCATGATTATATAAATTATGTCAAGCTTACTTGGGTAGATGATTCAGGTGTTGAAAGAATTATTTATCCATCATCAAAAACAAGTAACCCGTTACCGTTATTACAAGATAGCGATTACGATTACACGTTTGATAATGACGGTAATTTGCTTACTGCCAATGAGTCTGAAACGTGGAAAAAGTTTAAGGCAGCAGGTTCAACAGAAGAAGATGAATTAAGTGATTTAGAAGAAAACACTTCTTTCACTCAATTATTTGGTCAGCGTTATGGCGTTGATCCTCAACATACTCAAAGCAACGGATTATTTTTTATTGACCCAATAAAGTCTAAAATATTTTTTAGCGCAGATATGACCGGCCGTATTGTAACACTTAAATACATATCTGATAACGTTGCAACAGTTGCGGAAATGAAAGTACATAAATTTACGGAAGAGGCCATGTATAAAAGCATAGCTCACGCAATACTTTCAACACGTGCTAATACACCAGAATACATTGTAAATAGATTTAATAAAGAAAAGTTTGCTGCCGTTAGACAAGCCAAATTGCGTCTATCTAATATTAAATTAGAGGAGCTTACGCAAATAATGCGTGGTAAGTCTAAGCAAATAAAACACTAAGATATGCCAGAATTAAAACGGTTATTTCTTAAAGGTCGAATGAATAAAGACCTTGATGAGCGATTAGTGCCTAATGGTGAATATAGAGATGCTTTAAATATACAGGTGGGATCATCTGAAGGCAGTGATGTAGGTGCTATTGAGAATATCTTAGGTAATCAAGTTGCGCGTAAAAAACGGAACAAGCAATTATGGGAAGAAGATGATGCTACTCATAACTATTATGGCCTACCCTTAGATGCCGCGTGTATTGGCGCTATTAAAGATGATATTAATGATAAGATATATTATTTTGTAACATCATCTGAAGCTGATTGCATAATTGAATACGATAAAACAAGAGATTATGTTGAGCCTGTTTTAGTTGATACGCAAAATGTATTAAATTTTTCTTCAAGCAAGCTTATTACAGGAGCTAATATTTTAGATAATTATTTGTTTTTTACAGATGATAACTCTGAGCCTAAAAAGGTAAATATTGATAGAGTTGCTTTTACAACAACAAATTTTGTAACGCATAGCCAGTATAAAGGCCGGAATTTTGTTGAGTCAGATGTTACTGTAATTAAAAAATCTCCTCTTCGAGCGCCAGAAGTTTCTTTTTCAAATTCAAAAAGAGATGGCGATGTTATTACAACACTTATTGCAAACTTTATTGACGGAGGCACAGATACCGGTTCACTTGGAACATCTTTACCATTAAGCGAAGATGATAATGACCGGATATATACTTTTAATTTTCAATCTGAGGTAGTTTTTTTAGAAGGTGACATAATAAAGTTATCCGCAAATCCTATTGCAGGAGATGCACTTTATGACGGTTATGAAGTTCGTTTGGAAATTGTTACGGTTAATAGCCCTGTACAATATGATACAAAAATTATTGGTATATCTCCGGAAGTTCCAGATGATGATGATTTTTTATGGGAAGCAGAATTAGAACAAGAAGATCCCATATTTCAATTTAAATTCTCAAGATTTGGTTACCGTTGGAAATATGAAGATAATCAGTTTTCAGCATTTTCTCCATTTACAGAGGTTGTTTTTTTACCATCAAAATTTGACTACAGCGGTAAAAAAGGATTTAATGAAGGAATGGCAAATACAATTAGACTTATTAATTTATTTGATCCTGATTTATATACAAACGCAACAGATTTTCAAAACAAGGTTACGGATTTAATTCCAGATGATGTAGATAAGATTGAAATATTATATAAAGAAACTAATAATTCTGCAGTATATATTGTAGATGAAATTGATCCGGACGATTTAGTGTATGCAACATGGGAAGGGTTTAAAATTGAAAGTGAACTTATATATAAAATTGTTCAATCGAATCAAATATTGAGACCCTGGGATAATGTACCTCGTAAAGCAAAATCACAAGAAATTGTTGGAAACAGATTAGTCTACGGCAATTATTTGCAGAATTATACATTAAATACTACAGTAAAATTAAACGCGTTTTCTAGAATTTCTTCCGCAAAATCAACTAATACATATAATACATCGGTAAAGTCAGACAGAATTTATCAAGCAGGTGTTGTATTTAAAGATGAATATGGCAGAGAAACTCCGGTTTTTACAAGTAAGAATGCATATATAAATATACCTAAAACTTCCGCTGGCAGAGCAAATCAAATTGCCGTTCAAGGTTTAGATACTCCGCCGCAAGGATTTACTCATTATAAATATTTTATTAAAGATTTAGCTGGAGAGTATTATAATTTAGCCGCTGAAAGAATTTATCCGTCTAACGACGGCGTTAGCACTTGGATTGCATTTCCATCAAGCGAAAGAAATAAAGTATCGGAAGATGATTATTTAATTTTAAAAAAGGGGCATAATTCAACATTGCCAGTTATAGACGCTAATAATAAGTATCGAATATTATCTATAAAAAATGAAGCGCCTACTGAAATTACAGAAAAAAGAGTTCTTGAGCAAAGCACCAGCATAACTTTTGGAGCAACATATGGTAGTTATACCGCTGCAACTACTAGTACTGCAGGCGGAACCCCTGTTCAAGGAAATACAGTTTTTTTAATTGCACAAGAAGATGAAAATGGTTTAGGCTTATCAAATGGAGTTGGTGAAGAATTAAAAGAATCTCTTAAAGCAGGAAACTATATTAAGTTTACTTCTACCATAGGTGATACCAATTATTATAAAATACTAAGAGTACAATTTACAGGCGCTGATGACGCGGCAAAAGTGTATCTAACAACAGCATTTGGTAATGACGTAGATTGTTTGTATGAAGCTGATGGCACAGGCGATTTACGATTAACAGAAAATGAAATATTAGTTTATTCTGTCGACAATGATTCTGTAAATGCTAAATACCAAGGATTTTTCTTTGTTAAAATAGAAGCAAATCAAACATTATTAGAAAATGTTTTTCAAGATGAAAATTTTGTTGGCATTAATTCACATACATTTTTAGGTTTTGAAAATTTAGATGCTCCCGATTCTGCAACACAGCAAATTACAGATACAACATTTGATGCCCCTTATGATAGAACTACTAATACTTTTTTACAAATATGGGGCGGTGGCGTAAGTCCAAGAAGAACATATGATAAAAAGTTTTATAATGGAGGGCTTGACGGGGCTTATGCAGGAACATACCCCTCATATAATGAACTAATGCCAACCTGGGCAGATGAAGAAGGAGATACTGAATGGGATATTGTACCAGAAATAAGATTATTTGATAATGAAATAGGAGTTGTGCCAGAAGAACTACCTTTAGGCTTTTGGGACGCTTTAAAAACCGGGGGCACTAAAATAAGATTTAGTAATCATAACACTGTATATACAATAGAAGAAGTAAGGGAACATACAATTCCATGGCTAGCTCCATTTGGAGGCAATGGAGAGGATTTTCTTCAAAGGTTATATATTAAATTTGATAAGCCATTAGAGCAAACAGTTAATCCTAATTTTTTAGGCGGAGATGAATTTATAAGCATTTCAATTTTAGGATTAGCTGAAGATTCTGATTATCCATCAAATAACCCGGCGGTATTTGAAACTGAGCCTAAAGAAATTGCGGATTTAAATATATATTACGAAGCCAGTGACGCTTTTCCAATAGCGGACTATAATAATGTAAAAACATTAACATGGCATAACTGTTTTTCATTTGGTAACGGCGTAGAGTCAAATCGCATTAGGGATGATTTCAATGCAGCTTTTATAGACAAAGGCACTAAGGCTTCTGCAGTATTAGAAGATCCATATGAAGAAGAAAGAAGAGCCACAGGTCTTATATATTCAGGTATATATAATTCAACATCTGGTTTAAATGGTCTTAATCAATTTATACAGGCTGAAAAAATAACAAAAGACATTAACCCAATATACGGTAGTATACAAAAGCTCCATACGCGCGATACAAACTTAGTGACTCTTTGTGAGGACAAATGCTTGCGTATATTGGCAAATAAAGACGCATTATTTAATGCTGATGGCAATGTAAATGTTACTTCTAATAACAATGTACTCGGGCAAGCTGTTCCTTTTGCTGGTGAATTCGGCATATCTAAAAATCCAGAAAGCTTTGCTTCATATGGCTTTAGAGCATATTTTTCAGATAAAAAACGTGGAGTGGTATTAAGATTGTCTATGGACGGCTTAACTGAAATTAGCAGCAAAGGCATGTCTGATTATTTTTATGATAATTTAAAAGCTGCTACAACAGTATTAGGTAGCTATGATATATACTCAGATACATATAATTTAACTTTAAATAACGATACTGTTTGCTTTAAAGAATCATCGGATGGCTGGCCAACTCGCAAGTCATATATACCAGAATGGGGTATATCATTAAATGCTGATTATTATACAATGGACAATGGTATGCTGTGGTCTCATAATAATCAAACTAGAAATACATTTTATGAGGGCAGTGCAGCCAAATCAAGTGTGCAACTTATATTTAATGATAACCCTAGTCAAATTAAAAACTTTAAAACATTATCTTACGAAGGTGATAACGGCTGGACAGCACCGCTAATTCAGACTGATCAGCAAGATGGTCAAGTTACAACGTTTTTGGATAAAGAAAACATATATTATAACTATATTCGAGGTAACGCAGACACATGGAATAATAGCGGACAAAGTGGCACACTTGATTTAAAACAATTTGCCGCACAAGGTATTGGTAACCCATCAAGCATTGCACCATATACAGGCAATACTACGTTTACGGTAACAGTTAAAAATGATCCAAATAATTAATTATGCCAATTCAAACATATACAGTTACTTCCGCTTCATTTGAAGCAGAGTCTGGCGACAATATATCGGCAGGAAGCAATCCAACTGTTACACTTGTTATATCGCCTATTGAAGGATATACCGTAAGCAGTGGTGATTTTTCTATTGGTGAAACATTACCAAGCGAAGTAGCGAGCGCTGTATTTTCGCAAGATGGGGATAATGTTAATTGTTTAGTTACTTTTGCGGGCAGCTTTGTTATGCCTTCAGACGATGTTGAATTATTAATAGATATTGATGGAACGGCAAATCAGCAAGGATTTACTATTGATGGAGATTATATTACAACAGAAACAAATACAACTGGATCTTCCGGAACAACAGCATTTTCACAAACGGCGGTTGAAGGAACAACTGTAACGTTATTTACAAAAACATTTACAGCAACAAGCGGTTATTATTTTCAAACGCCTCCATATTATTATCAAACTCAAGGCACACAAAGAGAAGATGACGCATATATTATAACTTATACTGATACTGAACTTGGCGGTAAAATTACATCTAGAAGTTTTACAGTAAAATATCTTGTTGGCACACAAAGCAAAACATTAAATGATTTAAACTTTGTTGCAGATGCTGTTGAAATATATACCGCACCTATTGAAATAACAGGTTATGGTATTGCTGTAAATACTATTGCTCAAGCTGGTGAAACGCGAGCTGTTACAATATATGGAGATCCTGGGGCTGAGGTTACGTTTACAACAACGGCACCATACCCGGTTGATTCATTTTATTCTGATAATAATACATTTACACAAACAGTTGGAGCAACTGGTAAAATTGTATATCAATTGGCATTTCCAGAAAATACAACAGGCAATAATCAAACATGGACATTTACATTGTCTGGCACTGATTTAGCTTCACCATTCCCGCAAACTAATCCATTTACAATAACTCAGAAACTATAATATGGCATCAGTAGAAAGCATAGTAATTAATTTTTCTGTACCTCTTAATGTATCTTTACAAATAGGGAGTGATGTTATATATTATCAAGATAGTGTTACGAGTAATGTATATAGACTTGGGGTGGTTACCGCAAAAACAGATACAAGCATTACATGCGAAATTTCTAGCTTAACACCACCACCAGATAGCTCAAATGATTTTATATTTTTTATGAAAGACAATGACGCTAATACGTCCGGTATTGTAGGCTATCACGGCACAGTTGACATGGAAGTGACATCGACAAGTAAAAAAGAACTATTTGCTGTAAATACAGAAGTATTTATAAGCAGCTAATAATACGTAATAATATAACTATAAATTAATAAATTATGGCAGAACCATTTGTTTCCGGCATGGTGGCCGGCGCGGTTGGCAGCGCAGTACAAGGATTGACGGGTGCAATAGGCTCTTTCGTTGGAGGCGGTGCTCGACGAAGAGAAGAGCGTCAAGCAAAACGTGAATTTGAGGAGGCGATGCGTGGGTATAAAAATTTTCAATTTGAAAATCCATATACAACTCTACAAAATACCGCAGAAGACTTAACTGTTAATCAGCAACAAGCTCAGTTTTTAGCCCAGCAACAACAGCAAGGGCTGGCTAATACTATGGGCCAACTACAAGGTGCAGCAGGTGGATCCGGAATAGCTGCGCTGGCTCAAGTTATGGCAAATCAACAATCACAAAATCTACAACGTGCATCCGCCAGTATAGGTATGCAAGAATCACAAATCCAAAGACAACAAGCCGCGCAAGCACAACAAATTCAACAATTACAAGCACAAGGACAGGCTGATATTCAAACTGCTGAATATGGAAGACAGCAGACACTTTTGGGTATGGGTCAACAGCGATTAGCAGCGGCTAGAGCAGCTAGACAACAAGCTACTTCTCAGTTAGTAGGGGGTATAGGTCAAATGGCTGGCGCGGCGGGGGAAATCGGCGCGTTAGGAGCAATGGGTGAATTAAATTAAGTTAAAATGGCTAAACAATTATATTCAACAGGAGCAAATACTGCATTAATAAAAGGGGCAAGAGATTTAGCATTAGCTACTACAATGCCTGTCGACACCACCGCTGCGCAAAAAGCAATTGGTAAATCAACAGAGCGTTTACAAAAATATGCAATGGCTAAGGCTAATGAGCGTATAAAAAAAATACAAGCAACGCAAAAAAAAATTGCTGACCGCATAGATAAATTTCCAGTTGAAGATGTAAAAGTACCTCAAAAATATAGAGAGGCTAATGATAAATGGATTCAAGGACAAAGAGGGAGATATATTCAGTTTGTTAATCAACTTGAAGGTGTTGGGCGAGGATCAGATGAGGAATATAATATTAAACGCCAGATGGCTGGTATTATAACATCTATTGAAAATAATAGTGACCAATGGAATAAATATAATGACGCTAAAAATTTAGATAAAGAAGAATACTATGGCGGCGATATTTCTAATGGTAATGATCCAGGCGATGTTGACTACTTAGGTAATTTTACAATTGATGAAAACGAATTTGCTGGCAATGATGATAGCGGTAATATTTTATTTTTTAAAGGCGGTGATGTACAAGCCTGGAACGATAGACCTAGTGTAAATATTAAATCTAGGAAAGCAGCTATTGCTCTTGATAATATGGCTACTCGTATTATAAGAAGAGGTCAGAAATTTGATGGCACAAATGAAATAGAATATCGCAATGATCTTATTCAGTTAATGGAAGAAAATCCTAATGCGGTATATTCATTAGCAAGTGATGATCTTTTTGGCGCATTTGACACAACGCAAGATGCTGAAGGCAATATTATTAAACTTGAACCTATCGAGGGCGGGTACGAATTAGCAAAAGAAAAAGGAGTTGGCGAATTGCAAAATAAAGTGCTTGAAACATATATGGGTTATTTAAGCCAAGTTGCAAATAACGCATATAATGCTAAGCAAAAAAGAGACAATAAAGGTATTAAAGATGATCCTGTTGCAACCTGGAAAAGCCAGCAAAACCCACAATACATACAAATGCTTGAAGCCGCTTCATCTGGTTTAAATTTAAATAATCAAGTTTATAAATTTCCAGATCCCATAAGAGGTGGTGTTGCTCAAGAATTTAAAACATCTTATAAGCCAGGAGATGAAAATATTAATTTAGTAAATAAATATGGGCAAGCAATGTCGCTACCTGTAAAAGAATTTGCTCAGTATTTTCCATTTGAAACAAAACCAGGGTATGAATCTGGGCAGGGACCATTTATAGAGCCGCAAGATAAACCACAATTTTAATAAATAATATATTGCATGTTTGAAATTTGGGAGCAGCTATCCAACTTAGGGTACACTACTAAAACATTTGAAGAATTTCAAAATGAATATTCTTCAGGAGAAGGGCAAAAGCTTTTACATGAAAAGCTAGCGGCTGCCGAGATGACAAGTAAAAACTTTGAAGTCTTCTCGTCCGAATATTTTACTACACCTCCAGAGCAAATTACAGGTGCTGTTGCAAAAATAAAAGCATTACCAGGCTTTGATCAACAAAAGATTGATAAAGAAAAACAAGAAAGAGCTAAAGTTATTTCTGATTTTCAAGATTATGCTGATGAATACTTAGATTTAGACTTAACAACTAAAGGGCAAAGACCAATTGATAAAGGAACAGCTATATCAATACCTACACCTATCGGCCCAGATATTCCTATTTTTAGTATTAGCGACCCAATTAAGGGTAGAAATATCGAAGAACTTGCTGAAGACCCGAAATTTGAAGAAGAACTTCGTAATCAAATATTAGGTGATTATAAAATAAATAATCCAGAAGCGCCATTACCTAATGACTTTGACATTGATAAAGCTGTAAGAAAATCTATTAATAATAAAAGACAAGAAGTAAAACAAGACAAAAAATACGCTGCGTTAAAAGAAAAAGATTTTTTAAAGCAAAATAACCAGTATGTTCCTTTTTTAAATGAAGGAACTAAAGGCTTTATTTCTGAAATGAATAAAGCTGAGCAGAATGCAGCAAATGTAAAAATAAAATTAACTGAATTAAACAATCAATTAAAAAATATAACTCAGTTTGATCCAGCTTATTCTGAAATTTTAACTGAAAAAGTAAATTTAGAAAAACAATTTCCGGATTTATTAAAAGAAATTGATTCAAATTACAAGCCATTTTTAAATTTAAAAACTGGGCAAAGACTAAATGCTGAAGATGCGGCACAGCTGCCTGCTAATATAATTGAAGACCTTTCTGAAAAAGATAAAAAATTATCAGAATATTATAATTCTTTACCTGCCGAAAAATTAGAACAATCTTTTTTTGAACATTTATTATATAAGCAAGAGGCTGCTGAAATAATGAATCAAAAAATTACTTCTTTATCTCCAATTAGTCCTGATAGTCCTCTTGGTCGTAAATACACGCAAAAAGGATATAAGCCTAATGAAAATGGCACATTTACGGTGCCATTAAAGCATGCTTCTTACGGTACTGGCGTTTTTAATGATGAATTTATTGAAGAGCAAAGAGCTTATTATAAAAACGACCAAATAAAATTAGGTAAAGAAAGCGAAGCGCTAAAAAATGCTTATTTCTTGAATATTAGCCCTGCTTCAATTAAAGAAGATGTTGGAGATGTTTTATTGCGTGGTGCCGAGGTTTTAACAGAAGCTACATTTGGTAAAGATGCTTTTGAATTAGGTACTTCAAAAAGAAAAGAACTTGACGAGCTGGAAAAATTACTTGAAAATTCTGATATAAAAATAACAGAAGAAGAAAAAGAAAATTTTGAAAGAGGACTAGGTTATAAAGTATATGAGCAAACCGTAGGATTTATTCCTGAAATTGCAAAATTTGCAACAGTAAATAAAGCCGCTGGTGCCGCCGGTATTACTGCAAAAATTTCTCAATTAGTTAATTCCGGGAACAAATACAAAAAAACATTAGGTATAACACTTGATTTGCTATTAGAAGAAGCTAAATTTAAAGTAGTTACTAAAGGTGAATCACAAACCGGGGCCGGCGCTGGATTTAAACTTGGAGGCATGGCTTTTGGTAAATTAATACCATTTAGATTTACGTCAGAATCTGGCTTAGCAAGGTTTAATCCTTTGCTTGAAAAAGCTGCATTCGGAGGTTTAGGGGGCGCTACTGGATCAGAGGCAGCATTATTAGCTGAATCATTATACAAAGATTTACAAGGCAACAAATCTTGGAAAACAAGTATACAGGATGAATTTGGCGATATGAGTGAAGTTAGCGAGCGTGCTCTTATTAATACACTTGTATTTGGGCTTACCGGCGTTGCTGGTATGACTCAAAAAAGCGATTGGATGTCAATGCCCGCAAAGCGGAAATATCGAACTAATCTTGAAAATCAATTAAAAAAAGAGGGGCTATCTAGTTCCGGCAGAAATAAGCTTTTAGCTCAATTACAAATAGTTGATAGAGATATTGCAATTGCTGATAGAAATTTTTTAAACCAAGATATTGGTTCAATGCAAACACAGCGAAAGCTTGCAGAAGAAATCATAAGATCAGAAAAGTCAACGCCGGCTGATATTGCAAATGCTAAAAATTATGTAATTAAAGTTCAAGCAGCAACAGCAGCCGCTGAAAGAAATATCCGCAGACAATTTTCAAATATTAAAAGATCAGGTATTGCTGGCGAAAAAAATATTAAACTTAAAATTGTAGATACTGAATTGCCAAATGGCGATAAAGCCACATATAATAAAGGCACAGGTGAGTTTTCTTTTAATATTAATCGATATAAACCAGGTGTTTTTGCACAAGAATTTGGTCACTTTTTTGTTGATTTAGCTTTTAAAAATAACCCAGAATTTGCGGAAGCATTTAAAAATAAAATAGCAAAAGAAGTTAATTCTAAATTATCTGGTAAAACATTTAATATTAACGGCAAAGAAGGTTTAACTTTTGAAGAAGCTATAAATGAATCATACAAAAAATCGGCGCAGCCAGAGGAATATGTAATGAATGTTGTTGAATTTTTAAATAAACCAGAATATAGAGATATATTATTAGAAACTGGTTTATTAAATAATATTAAAAACAACGTTATAAATATAGCTAATCGTATAGGTTTAAATTATAAAGCGGAAAAAAACTTTACGTCAGCGCAAGAACTATTAAAATTTTTAGACGATTTAGGCACAGTAGCGGAAGGGGGCAACTCATCTGCAATTAAAAGAAAATTTAAAGCGTTTGAAAGCATTATAATTGATGGTAAAAAATTAATAAACGCAAAAACAGGAAAAGAAGTTTTAACAGAAGACGCTCAGGTTGAAGAAATGGCGTCTGCTCCTATTACTGAATCGGAGAAAAAAGATATATTTTCCAAAGCGGAAAAAGCCTATGAGCAGTTTTCAAAAGAAAACATAGATTCAGCTGGTCTTATGGTTGGTGTAGAGTTTGAGCCTATTATTGGCAAAATGGCTGACCGCATATATCGTGATATTCCTGGATATGAAATGGAAAGAAGTAATATTATTACCGATGTAATGATGGAAACTCGCCCGGGGTATGGGGGCGTTCCAGCTTTAGTAAAATCCTGGAGTCCAGAAGGTGGTGCAAAACTGACCAGTTATATATTTGGTAATTTGCCCAAACGTATTATAGGTATCGTAAATAAACATTACCCATCGCTTGGAAGAACCCGTGGGTTTGAAGAAGGGGAAACCGCTAAGTTTACAGAAGAGCAAGGGCTTGGGGGGCCAGGAGCGGGATTTGTAGATATTTCCTCACCTGAATTAACAACAAGAATACAGGCTAAAAAAGCAGAAACAATTTTAGGTTTAAAACCAGAGTCGATAAAAGAATTTGATCGCGTAGCCGAGATGGAAGTTAAGTTTAAATTTCCAGACATTGAAGCCAAAAGCATTGTTGAATATAACTTAGGCGAAAAAGGAAATGCTGATGTAAGTTTTTACGAAAATAATACCGCTAACGTTGCAATTAACGGTAGAACAGAAAAGATTAAAGCTAGAACACCTAAAGATGTTGAGACATATTTAAAGAAAAAAGGTTTCAGTATTGAAAGCCAAGAAAAGCTAGGTAATTTCCGCCAACAAAAAATTAGCAGCTTTAGAACACAATTATACGATGTGCTACAGGCTGAGGCCGGTGGTACAATTGAAAAAGGTACAAAGCCTTCACCTGAATATTCTACGTTTATTGACAAGACTTTTCCATTATATAAAGACTATTTTAGCCAAAGCAGCATTAACAAAAGATTTGCAGACTTTAAAGAGCCTGTAATTGATAAAGCCACTGGCAAGCAAGCAAGAGAAAAAACAGCACAAGGTAAATCTATTTTTACTAAAAAATCTATTACCAAAGCTGAATGGATTAAGTATTTTGAAGGCGATGGTAGTGTTCGTATTGACGGTCGCCGCCGGGCTTTACTTGAAACAATTGCAGAAGAGATTGGCTTTGATAAAATAATGGAAAAAGTTTACGATCAAAGTAAACAAGAACAAATTAAGTCACGTCAAGCCGAGCTTGGTGTTGAGCTTGTAGAAAACTTTGCTATTATTTTAGGTAAGCAGCTTGATAGATTACCTGGCCAAGAAATTGTATTTGCATCTAAAGATATTACAGAAGCATATAATAGTTTAGTTGGTAAAAATAAATCTTATACTAAAGAAGAATTTGCACGTGTACTTGTATTAGCAAGTAAAGTGGATTCAGGATATTTAAAATTTGAGCACCCTGATATTTATAATTTACTTGAGCAAGAAGTAGCTTTACGCCTTGGGGATGCCCACACACAAGCATTAGCAGCTTCTAAAAAAGATTTTGTAAAATTTGCTAATGAGACCCGGAATGAGGTTAATAAAATTAGCAGTGATATGGTAAAAGAACCTAATCAGCTAGAAGGAAAGCAAATAGAAAGATATTATGAAGCAATAAAAGAGTTAGTTAATTATTTACCAGCATCAATATTAAAATTAACAGGTGGCACTGGTGAAGTTAAAGTACCGGGTTCTTTTCTTAGCCAAAACTTAGGTTTTACTGGTGAGGTATATTTTTTAAGAGCAGGTAAATTTGCAGACTTAATAGGTGGTGCCGGAACTAAATTTGAAAATTTATCTAAAGAAACTAAAGACGCTTGGAATAAATTTAACCAACTATTAAACGTAGGAAGTGGTCGATATAAATTTATGACTACAGATTTAGGAAATATAAAAGAAATTGTTAATATAAATACAAAAAAAATATCTCTTGAGCAAAAGCAAAAAGAAATAGATAATTTTATAAAAAGTAAAAAAGGACAATTACTTTTAAAAGAAATAAAAGCGTCAGAAGCATTTTTAGATGCAACGCTATTAACAATAAACGAAGTTTCGCGAAAAGATAATAATTTAGAGCTTGCTGAAACTTTTTACGAAAACATTATTCCATTATTTAAATCAAATAAATCAAAAAGTTTAATTAGGCTTTATTCTCCTTTCAAAACAATGCAGCTCACCGAGGGCGAAATTAGCCGTTTTGGTAATGAACATTTAAAAGCAAAAGCAGCTTTTGGCGGCAGGGTTTATTCTGAAATAAGAGAGGGTGCATTAACGCTTGAAAGATTAAAACAATTAAAAGAAAATTGGAGAAGTGTTTTAGGAGAGCAACAAGCACAAGATTATGTTGATTGGGCTTTAGGCTCAACATATGATGGTTATGCCCCATTAAAATTATCTTATTTAGGTAAACAAACTGGAGATAAAGGTAAGCTTAAAGAGCTAAAAGAAAAAGGAGATAAAAAATTATATGATACAAAAATTGCTATTGAAAACTTAAAAAACCTATATAATTTTGTTGAAGGCAAGAGCGAATATGATTTATTTGTAAATGAAATTGCTAAAGAACTTGTTAATACCACTGAAGGTTTAAAGCTAGCAGAAGCAACAAATTTAATTCAAGATGCCATATCAGCAGAACCAATTATGTCTTCTAAAAATATTACAGAAGAGTTTGATGGTATGCTTGAACGCAGATCTGGATTAGAAGGCGAAATATCACCATCAAGAGCTAGACAGCTTGGCAAAGGCAAAGGCAGATTTGATTTATACATACCACCAAATGCTGAAGATTTTGCTGGATTAATGTATAAGTTGTACGGCCGTGGCGAGCAGGGGACAAAAGATATGGAGTTTGTAAAACAAACTTTATTACTTCCATATGAACGAGGTGAAAATATGATTAGCTCATATCGCCAGCAGATTAGTAATAAGTTTAAATCTTTTAACAAGGCTTTAAAAGCATTCGATAATAAGTTTGACAAAAACGCTGTTAAAGAAATTGAAGATGCAGGTTTTACTGTTGATCAAGCTCTGCGGGTATGGATATGGAATAAAAATGGCTATGCCATACCAGATATTACATTAAAAGAAGAAACAAAGCTTGTTGAAATTGTAAGAAAAAATCCTAAATTATTAGGAACGGCTTTGCAGTTTAGAAATATGTTTGGTGCTGGTCGGCCTTATCCGGAGCCAACCGGAGACTGGTATGCTTCTAATGTTAAGTTTGATGCGCATCGTTATATTAATAAAGGTGCTCGCCAAATGTTTTTGGAAGAATTTATTAATAATGCTAATGAAGCATTTACCCCTGAGTTTTATGCAAAAGCAGAAGCAGCATTTGGTAAAGGTTATGTAAAAAACTTACAGCAAATGCTTAATGCAATGATTACAGGACAGTCAATGCCTACTAACTTACCTGAATATGCCGTAATTGGATTAAATTATATAAACGGTGCTGTGGGTAACATAATGTTCTTAAATGGTAGATCAGCAACACTACAGACTATTTCAATGGCAAACTTTGTTAATTGGAGTGATAACAACATATTAGCTATAGGGAAAACACTAGCTGATCCTAAAAACTTTGCTAAAACATTTATGGAATTAATGAATTCCGATTTCTTAAAACAACGTAGAGATGGTTTAGAAATTAGTGTTGAAGAAGCGGAAATTGCAAAATCATTACGCGACTCAAAAAATTCATTAAGCCATGTATGGGGTAAAATTATACAATTAGGATATACTCCAACAAAATTTGCTGATAGTTTCGCTATCGCGGCTGGAGGTACCTCGTTTTATATTAATAGAACTAAAACATACGAAGCCCAAGGGTTTTCAAATGCTGAAGCTAAACAAAAGGCTTTTGATGATTTTAGAATGCTTGCAGAAACTCACCAGCAATCATCAAGACAAGATAAAGTTTCCAATGTACAAAGAGGTTTAACGGGTAGACTTGTATACTCATTTAGCGGTGCCCCGTTCCAAATGGCTCGCGAGCAGAAAAAAGCAGGTTTAGACTTTATTAATAGACGAGGTGATGATAAAACTAATATTTCAAAGTTTATTTATTACGGAGCAATGCAAAACTTGTTGTTTACCGCTTTGCAACAAGGTGTCTTTGCGGCAGCTTTTGAAGATGATAAAGTTTTAGATGGCAAAGATGAAAAATCAAAACGCCTTGCTAATAGTATGTTAGACGCGACCTTAAGATCTTCTGGTTTACCTGGAGCAATGCTTGCAATGGGTAAAAATGCTATTATAAAATATATGAAAGAAAACGAAAAAGGTTATCAAGGAGATATGGGTAATGTTGTGGGTGAAGTATTAAATATTTCTCCGCCTGTAGGCTCTAAATTTAGAAATATATACAAAGGGTTACAATCAAGAAAATTTTTATTACATACTAAAAAGGGACGTAAAGAGGTCGAGGCCTCTAGTAATTTTGTAGAAAACCCATTGATGCACGCTAATGCTCGTATTATTGGTGGCATAACAAACTATCCGGTAAATCGATTAATGAGTAAAGCAGATAATCTAACTACCGCATACACAGGTTTACACCGTGGAGCGCAAGCCGACCCTTGGCAAAGAGTATTTTTAGCTGCTGGTTGGGATAAATGGAGCTTAGGTTTTTATGATAAAAAAGAAGACGACGGCACAAAGAAAACACGAAGCGAAATAATGAAAGAAGTATGGGCTAAAAAATTTAGAGAAGAATTTATTAGAGATTCAATTAAAGCGACTAAAGCAACAATAACAAAACCAGAATTAGAATTACTCAAAAAAAGATTAAAACAAAAATAAAATGGCAGAAATATCAAAAGACAGTAAGTTTACACTAAGTTTAGAATCATTAGTGGTACTGGGAGGCGTAGTGGTTACTACAGTGGGAATGTGGTTTACGCTTCAAGCTGAAATAGACGAAGCAAAAAAACTGCCGCCTGCAGAAGTAACGCGAACAGAATACGATCTTAAAGATCAGTTAATTAGAGAAACAATAATTAATACACAAACTCAAGTTGAACAAAACAGCAAAAAGCTAGACGATATAGACGAAAAACTATATGAGTTAATTAAAGGGAAATAAAATGAAAAAATTAATTTTAATTGCGGGATTATTACTCGGTTTAAATGCAACCGCACAAGAATTTACACTTGTTGAAATTAATGCTAAGTGGAATCAAAAAAACAGCATAACATTTAAAAGTGTAGATGGAGTACCAGTTAAAAAAGCATATTTAGAAGATCAACCATCACATTTTGCATCTACAATTAAATCAGTGCCAACACTTATGTTATATGTTGACGGACGATTAAGTTACAGTTGGGTAGCAGGTATTGATCTTAAATGTCCTGCAACGCCAGACCAAGTAGCTTTAGTAATTGAAAATTTTAAAAAATAATAAATGGATAACCGCATAAGTAAGCATGTATCTTACAAAGAAGGAACGTTTTCGCAAACTGCCACTCGTAAGGACATAGACAATACTCCAACACCTGAAATATTAGAACGCATGAAGGCTACGGCTGAGAATGTGTTTGAGCCACTTAGGGCTTACGTGGGGGCTCCAATTAAAATTAATAGCTTCTACCGCTCTATTAGCTTAAATGTAGCTATAGGGGGCGCTAAATCGAGCCAGCACACACGTGGCGAAGCAATGGATATTGACGATACGTTTGGGCATATGTCAAACAAAGATATGTTTGAAT